GTTCACTTCATATGGAGAATCACCTGTAGAGAATGATTGTGCAACTGTTGGAATCTCCAGCATAGAATTTTCTATAAACTTGAGGTTAGACTTACAGCGATTGAATAGCGAGTCATGTCGAGGGATTATCACCATGTCGAGCTTGAGATTGTTTAGGTATTCATAGTATTCGTCAGTCGGTGCGTATGAGTGCCATTCAATGTTCATCTTATTCCAAAAGGCGTATTCCTCTACATATAACTGCTTGTATATAGCATTATTGCCTTCTGGTGGAAGGGATAGAAGCACAAGTCTCACTCTAGGGTCGTTCTGATAGTGTTCTATGATTGGTTTCAGTCCTTCTACGTCAGCAGTCACCCCAACAGAGCCTGTGATACCTATTCTCACAATGTCTGTTTGATTTCTTAGAGGTTCTGGGTAGTAGAAAGGGTCTACTGTGTTTGGAAGCACGATCACATTGGGATTTAAGACTTCGTATTCCTTTTTGAGAAACTCTGTAGAGCAAGTTACCAGGTCTGCCTCTGTAATGAAGGTGTCGAGGTTCTTATTCATTATGTCTAGTCCACGCTTCACCTTTTCTTCATTCATGTATTCCGTAAACTTGAAACCTCCAGCGTCTTTTGCGGTGTCATCATTGTCAAAGACAATCTTCTTGCCTTGTGATTTTAGCACTCTCGCTACTGTAAGCAGTTCTTCTGATTCTGGGCGGTGGAATACTACTACGTCTGCGTTCATAAGAGCTTTTGCCTTCTGTTCTGGTGTTGCTCGGTTTATAGCGAGTGTTGTTCTATCACCATCCCAGCCATTCTCCTGAAGTGGAAACAAGCAACGAACATTAAAACAGCCCTCGAGTGAAGTGTGGATGAAGTAAACACGCATTATATTTTTTCATTTAATTGATAATCTGATTTCTTCCAGCCATAAGTTTCAGTTTCCTGATGACAAGGAACACACAATGTTCTCCCATTTTCAATGACTAACCGAAGTTCGGGATAATATGCGAAAGGTTTTATGTGGTCAGCGTGTAGTGTGACCCCACGACTTCCACATTCTTGACAGGTATAATTATCTCTTTGAAATACTTTAATCCTCCAATCTTTATATTCTGTAGATTGTCTTATTGCTGTATTTTTAGGTGTAACACCTCCTTTCCAGTTGGGGTTTTTACTACCCATCTTTGAAAGTGATATTTTCTCTTTAACCTCTGGTCGGTTTGAAACATTGTGTTTGCCAGTGGAATAAGGTCTTTTACTGTACACTCTAGGAAGTTTTAATTTAACTGTTTTTTCCTTTAGTGGTCTTTTTTTTCGGGCTTCGCTTAATTTCCTTTTATGTTCTTCTGTAAATGGTGGTCGCTTCTTTGTTTTTGGTTTACTCAGATTTGCCTTATGCTCATCAGTAAATATCCTACCTTTTCCACTTTGGCTCATTTTTTCTCGTGATTCTTTTGTAAATACAAACCCCTTCGGTAATGGCATATAGGTATTGTATCATTATTATTGTTCTAGTAGCTCAAGCTCTGCCTTCATATCAGCAATCTTTTGACGCTTTAATTCTTTTAATCTAACAACTTCATTTTCAGCTTGTATGATGAGTGATTGTATATCTACTGTTTCATATGAAACTACCGCCACAGGGGCATTTTGAGCCTCTGGTGGGGTCACTGGAGGGGTCACTGGTGGTGCAACGTACTCTGTTTCCGCTGGATTTATTACCTGCTTTGTTCGCGGGTTAATCTCATTGCCTTGCGTGTCTATTCTTACGCTCTCTCTCTTTAAGTTTGGGGATATTATTGTTGTCATAATTGCGTGCAGATGTGCCTCATATCTCGCAATCTGCATTGAGTACGAGGCACACAATTACTTGTAAAACTTACGCACTTGTCAAAATACGAACTCCAGCTTCATCTCTGTTTTCTATTACACCGAAACACAAGTCTGCGGTTGTGATAGTTGAAAGATATTCTGGGATGTAGTTACTTTGAATACGAACTCCGTATTTACCTGTCATTGAACTACCTAGTGAACCTCCTGTTCCAAGTGGAGAAGTTGCAAAGTGCAACGCATCCTTGTGAGCGAGGGCGTTGTAACGACCTGCTGTTCCTGAAACGTTTTGGATGTTGTTAGATACGAACACTGGGATACCATACAAAGTTGCTCGTGGAAGTTTTGCTGTTGGGTCATTCACTGGTGAATTAATCGCGAGAGAAAACTTATCGAGGTTTTGAATTTGTCTCCAGAACACTGCTGGTGAAACGAAGAACGCTACATCTGAAGATGTGTCGATTCCTACTGTTTCAAGAGCTGAGATAGCTGCACGGATTTCACTGTCGGCTAGGTTGGTAGTAGAAGCACCAACTACTGTTGAGAAACCTTGGAAAAGGTTTGCAAGTGCTACTTCTAGTCTTCGAGCCATAGTGTATCCAGCACTCTGTGCGTACCTTTCTTGTAGGTAGTATGACTGCTTAACCTGTGCTGCTTCACGGTCTTCGATAGCAAATGATACTTCAAACCACTGGTCTACAGTGAGAGTTACGCGAGAATCAGTTGGACTGTTTATAGTAACCGCTGTTGCGTTTACCTTAGCTGTTGATGCGAACTCTGTTAGGTTTGGAGTGTACAATGCTGAACCTCCGTTTGCTAATTCTGATGAACGATTTACAAAATGCTCAGCAATCATGAGCTTCAATTTGAAGAACTCATTAATTCGCTCGCCCCACAATAGCGGAATACTATTCGCTAGGGTGGTTGAGGACATTGTTGCTGTTGGAAATACTCCTGTTGCCATATAATTTATAAACTAATAATTATGTATTTTTACTAGTAATGTTATTTACCCATTACTTTCTTAAAAGCCTTCATGTGTTCCTCTCGTGTCATCTCGGATTTGATTTCAGACTGGTCTTGCGATTCGCCTGAACCCTTTGAAGCACCGAGCTTTGCATCTTCCTTTCTTTTCTTCTCTTTCAAATCACTTTGATAGGTTAGGAAAAGGGGTTCTTTGACAGCTTCGGTTAGGGCGATGCCCCTTCCTTTTGCTACCACTTTTGCTTGTTCGATTTCTTCATCCGATAAACCACGGGCAATCAGTTTAAGCTCCTCTGAAAGTTGTGGGTCGTTGTTAATTGAAGCGGGAGTAGCTTTTCTTAATTGCTTAAGTTCGTCTTCTGCCCTTTTAGCTCTTGCGTTGATGTCTCGATTGGCTTCACGAGCTTTTTCTAATTCATCTGCAAGGTCTACAGTTTCTTCCTCACTGTCTTCGTTGCTACTGGTAGCTTCCTCATCCTCTGTGTCTATGACCACAGCGTCGTCATTGGTGTTATCCATTGATTTGATAGCAGATTATGCTTACTGCCAAGCGTTTATGCAGGATTATGCTTACCTGCGAGCCTATGCGTTGTTGAGACGCACCCCTCAATCAATACTACCTCGCTTCGTTCTTTATCTCTTTAGTTTCTGACTTTGAGGTGAAAAGGAGTTCAAGGTTAGAGAATGCTTCATCTATCACATCTTTAGCCTCTGCGATTGCTTTGGTATCCTCTTGAGCGAACACCTTCACTACTGCCTTATCGGTGAGAAAAGACATAAGGTAGTTTTTAACTTCCCCTCTCATGTTCTCATTCAGATAAAAGTCTTGGAGAGCACTAGGCATTTTGAGGTGTTGCGTTAGCTTGTAGACTCATAGGACTTGCCTGTTGCGGTTGTCCTGTTGGTTGCATAGCCATTTGTGCCTGTGCTTCCTTAGCCTTTTCGTTAATAGCACTTGTAATCTGCACTGGACTGATACCAGCTCCCGATAGCTCGATAATCTTGGTATGGTTGCATAGCCATTTGTGCCTGTGCTTCCTTAGCCTTTTCGTTAATAGCACTTGTAATCTGCACCGGACTGATACCAGCTCCTGATAGCTCGATAATCTTGGTAAGGAGTTGTGAAGCTACTGGGTCGTTAGCTAGGTTAGGATTAGAAGCGTAGGTGATAAGAATGTTATTGAGACTCTCAAGAGTTGCTGCTTTGTTTCTCTGTTCACCTGTGATGTTCACCGTTACCTTTACCTTTAAATTCTTGTAGAAGTCCTTGGGAATGTTAATGAATCTCTGGCTCTTTGTTTGCTTAATAAACTCGTCATAGTTGTCTATAAAGGTCTGGTACTCCTCTGCTGTGATGTCTCCACCTGAAAGGATGATGTCTTTAGCTTTCATGTTTGCCTTTCGGATAGAGAACTTTGAATCAATCTCTTTCAATTCATCTGGTGAGAAGTCATAGGACAAAAGATGCTCTGCGGTGAGCTTAGTCGCAAGATATGGCATTACCCAGTCCTCAATTATTTCAGTCAGAAAGATACCAAACTCCTCTTGAAGCACTTGGAAGACTGAAGATGATTGCTGAAGAATAGTTGCTTGGAGTCTGAAAGGAGTTCCTGACGGAGGCGTGTCGCCTCTTTGTGCTGCGTATGCTGATGTAGTTTTCTGTAGTTGGTCGTACCACTGATTGATAATCAAGCTGTACTGGTTGAGCCCTCCACTTGGTAGGAGATTGAGAGCTGTAATAGGTTTATTCTCCTCAGTTTCTAGGATAGTTCCATCATCTGTTTCAGTGAGTAGGTTTCTTCCCTTGAGCTTTTTAGATGCAGTCTGCCCGATAACCTTAGTTGTGTACTCCATTGCTCGGTACTGCTTCAAGATTGCGTCATTAGTCCACACCTGAGCTTCTTCTCCTTCTTCCATAACTCCTACTCCAAACGCTCTACCTGCCTTTGGCTTACGAGCAAGGTACTTGTACACTTCGTCTGTGTCATCTTCGCAATACATAACTTCAAAAGCATCATTGTCTACCTTGCCTTCATCCTTACTTGGAAGACCTGCAATGTAATACAGTTGATATGAAAACTTTGATTTGTCAGCGTCAGTATACTTCTCACCTTTAGCATCTTTGTAGACAGCTTGTGAGAATGTACCTCGTACTTCATACACAGGTACAGTTGTATTTGATGTTTGATTTTCTAGCTTGTCGAGAACTGCTTTAATGTTCTTCCATTCAGTCTTCTGTGCTATCTCAACCGCAGTCATCCAGTGAGTTTCTACAATAGGTCTGCTTAGTATCTTTCTCTGGTCGGTCATAAGGTTCTTCCACTCTGGGAGTTCGAGTGTCAATTCTCCATCCTTCATAACTTTCTTTACGAGGAGTGAACCATAGCGTGTGTGCATATCTCTCATTTCATTCAATGTCTTAGCAAAGTTCGTATCCTTCATCCA